TTTAATACTGGTGGCGTAGCTTGGAAACAAACTTCTTACAATAGTAATTTTAGAAAACAATACGCAAGTATTGGTGGGTCTTATTCTTCTTCCAAGGATATGTTTCTAACAGTACAGCCTTATTCTTCATGGACAAACGACTCGAATGGCGATTGGAAAGCACCAGTTACCGATCCCAATGTATCTGAAATAGGCGGATTAACAGTTTTTGAATCGTGGGATGAGTCCAATTTAAGATGGCTAGGCTCTACTTACTCAGGGAATGAGTTCAATACAGGAACCGAGGTGGAATATAGATGGGATGCATCTGCTCTTGAATGGGTAGCTTTATAGAGGAATATTATGGCACTTTCAAATGGCGGTATTATAGGAACAGTTTCTCTTGTAGCAAAAAAGACAACAACTTTTACTTCCAGCGGAACTTTTACTGCTCTCCCGACAACAAGTGTTGTAGAAGCCTTGGTTATCGCAGGTGGCGGTGGCGGAGGTCGAGGCTATTATGGAAAAGGTTGTGGTGGTGGTGCTGGAGGCTATCGGAACAGCTATGACTATGAGACTTCTGGCGGTGGCGGAAGTTCAGAAACACCCTCTCCAATTACAGGTGGCAATCCTTACAGCGTAACTATAGGTGCTGGTGGTGCTTCTGGAGGAAATCCTCTTGGACCAGCCGCACATGGGGCTAATGGATCAGATTCATCTATATCAGGCACAGGAATTACGACCATTACTTCCACAGCAGGTGGCGGTGGTGCTGGCTATGATAATACTCCCGGTCCCGGTGGTACTCCCGGTGCACAGGGTAATCCAGGTGGATCAGGAGGCGGTTCATCTGATGCTCCTCATAGTGGTGGAGCAGGAACATCGAACCAAGGTTATGCTGGCGGTGATGGCGCTCCAGCTTGGTATTCTTCTGGTGGTGGCGGGGCTGCTGCTGTAGGTGCAAACATGGGGATTCCCGGTCAAGGTTTAGGCGGTGATGGGGTATATAGTTATATTACTGGAAGTCAAGTTGGCAGAGGCGGTGGTGGTACTGGAAATACCGACAATAACCCTGCTCCGCGAGGAACTGGTCCTTTTGGTCCGACCACTTATGGTGGAGGAAAAGGAGGACAAGCAACAAGCGCTGGAACAGCAGGTGGAGCCAATACTGGCGGAGCCGGTGGAGGAAATCCCGGTCCCGGTGGTGCTGGAACTGGAGGCTCTGGAATTGTCATTGTCCACGAACCCACTGTAGCAAGTGGGGTTTGGAACATGGAAGATTTGTTTACTTATAAATCAGACGGAACTTGGTGATAAAACTATGAGCAGATTAATAGGAAACAGTTATATTGCAGGTGGAACAGTTATGAAAGCCAGTGGTACTTTTACCTCCAATCCACAAACAACATCAGCAAACGTAATGATTGTCGCTGGCGGTGGCGGAGGTGCAGGTTATCATACTGCTCCCGGTGGAGGTGCTGGTGGTTTGGTTTATTATAAAGACACCCCTCTTTCTGCCAATACAGACTACACTGTAGTTGTAGGCGCTGGTGGCGCAGCATCAATTCCTTCAAATATGGGACCTCCCGGTGCAGCAGGTCAAATGGGAAACGATGGATCGGATTCAAGTTTTGCCAGTTTAACTACTGCTGTCGGAGGCGGTGGCGGTGGCGTTGGCGGAGGACCAGCAACAGCAGGTGGCTCTGGTGGTGGCTCATTAGGTTGGGGTCCTTGGGCTCCTGCTGGTTATACTGCTGGTACTGGAACCACTAATCAAGGTACTGCTGGCAGCACTGGAAATTCTCCTTCACCAGCAGGTTATACTCTTGTTCTCGGAGCAGGAGGCGGAGCAGGAGGCGCGGGAGGCGCTCGTCACACAGGTTGGGGCGGTGTAGTAGCAACCGATGGCTCAACTACAGTTTACGATCACGAAGGTTCTTCTCCTGAAACTTTAAATATTGGAACCAGCAAAAGTTATGCAGGTGGCGGTGGTGGCGCTCTTGGAGGCGGAAACAGAGAGGCAATTCCAGATTTTCCAGAAGCACCGGGATATATGTATATTGATATGGGAAGGTATCGAGGTGGAAATGGATATGGTTTTCCCGGTATTGGCGGCGGAGGCAGTGGTGCTTTTAAGACACATCCAGCAGATGACGCTAGTTATGGCGCACCTCCATCGGGGTATCCAGCCCCTGCAAGATCATTAAATGCTGGTTGGGGAGACACAAACACTGGCGGTGGCGGTGGCGGAGGAACCACGGCTGATGGTGGAGCGCCTCAAGCTAATCCTTTTTGGGATGGGACTCATCCTTACGCACCCTCACCAGTGCCTTCTGACTTGTCAAATGTTTCAAGAGGTGGCGCTGGTGGAAGTGGAGTTGTTGTGATTAGAGAGCCTGCCGTATCAGGAGGTGTTTGGAACATTAAACAGCAATATAAACAAATGGTAGATGGAACTTGGTCGGTTTAAATGAATTTAAAATACTATTACTGGTATTTTCAGTCAGCAATTCCTCTTAAAGTCTGTGATGATATTTTGGAATATGGGCAAAGCCTAGAAAAACAAGTGGCTTTAACAGGGATAAACGATAGCTATGCAGTATCTATGGGCTTACGCAAACCAACAGAAGAAGAATTAAAAAATGTACAGAAGAAAAGAAAGTCGGATGTTGTTTGGTTGTCAGATAATTGGATTTATAATGAAATACATCCTTTTATACACATGGCAAATGCTAAAGCGGGTTGGAATTTTCAATGGGATTGGACTGAACCCTGTCAATTTACTGAATATAAGAAAGGACAATTTTATGGTTGGCATTTTGACAGCAATGAAATGCCTTACGATAAACCCGATGATGTCAATAGAAATGGCAAACTTAGAAAATTATCTATGACGCTTCATTTAACTGATCCCGAAGAATACGATGGCGGAGAACTGGAATTTGCTTTCCATGATAAGGATGGAAATAAACAGCCTAGAGTTTGTGAAGAAATTAAACCAAGAGGCTCTATTATTGTTTTTCCATCTTTTGTTTGGCATAGAGTAAAGCCAGTAACCAAAGGGACAAGACATTCTTTGGTGTGCTGGAATTTAGGACAGCCTTATGTATAAAGTTGTTAAAAAGGCAATATCAAAAGAATTGGCGGAATTTTGTTATGACTATTTTTGCAACAAGAGAAAAGTGGCACGACTGTTTTTTGATGCCAGATATATTTCGCAGTTTAACCATGATTGGGGAGTATGGAACGACGAACAGATACCAGAAACATACAGTCATTATGGTGATTTGGTAATGGAAACTTTATTGGAAAAATTAAAACCGCTTATGGAAGCAAAAACAGGAATCAAGTTAAACCCTACTTACAGCTACGCCAGAATTTATAAAAAAGGTGATGTACTTGAAAGACACAAAGACAGATACAGTTGTGAGGTTTCGACAACTTTGCATTTAGGCGGTGATCCTTGGTCACTTTTTCTGGAACCATCAGGGAAAGAAAACAAGAAAGGCAAGGAAATAAAATTGGGAATAGGTGATATGTTGATTTATCATGGATGTGATCTTGAACATTGGCGAGAAGCCTTTTCTGGAGACAATTGCGGTCAGGTATTTTTGCATTATAACGATGCCACAAAAGACACCGCGGAAGATAATATGTTTGATAGCAGACCCTTTATCGGTTTACCAACTTGGTTTAAAGGGTTTAAAATAGAGGAAAAAAGCAACAGTGGCTAAAATGACTGTAGCAACTATTAACGCAAAGATCGAGTCTCACGAAGCGGTCTGTGCAGAGCGTTGGCTTGAGATCATTAACAGGGTAAAACGGGTGGAGCATTTCATTGTTGCCACATTGATTACTCTGGTAATAGGGATGGCTGGAATTATTTTTACTTAGAGGGAGGATATTATTATGCAAACACTTGCAAATATTTTTGCTGTAGTGATGTTGGTGATTACTGTCAGTAGCGCCATTGCAGCAATAACAGACACGCCAAAATCAGATGGTTGGTGGAGAAAAATCTATTATGTGATTGATTTCTGCGCCCTGAATATTGGAAAAGCCAAACAAAAATAAGGGGATTTGGAACATGGATGAAGCAACTTTACAAAGACGGAATAGTACCTGAACAAATATATAACAGTTTTGTTTTCTATAAGAAAGCATTTTGGATATGTTTTGCCTATGTGTTGTGGGATGTATTTCGCTCATTTGGTTGGCTTTAATGCATGAGTACACATGATGAAACGCTTATTTGGCATCTTTGGAATAGTTTTGTTTTTTGGCTTGTCGAGCACCTTTACTCCGATCCAGGCAGATCAAACAGGTGATTGCACCGCAGGAGATGAGTTCTGCGAGCAAAATTCTTTAGCCACTACAAACACCACGACCACTACGAACACCAATACAAACACCAACGCGAACACCAATACAAACACAAATACTAATACGAATGCCAATACGAACACGAATACCAACACAACCACTACGACATCTACTGGCACTAATACCAACACAAATACCAATACAAACGCTAATACAAATACCAATAACAATACCAGTACAGCAACGAATACCAACACGAATGCTAATACGAATGTAAATACGAGTACCGCAACGAATACAAATGCGAATACCAACACCAATACTTCGACAGCGACCAATACGAATGCCAATACAAACGTAAACACCAATACCAGTACCAGTGCGAACACGAATACGAACAGCAACACGAATGTAA